GTTTCGTTTTCGTCAGATATCAAAAGCAGCATCCCGGCGCAAGCTGTCAGGCAACGAACCGGGAAGACCTCGTGTGGCTTAGCGGGACGGACGGCTGAGATGACCCTCAAAGAGCGCCGACTAGATAGAAGGCCGCGCCCATAATCAGAACTTAATATTCTGATTTACTCAGATTATGTTAATATAATACCACTAGAGGCCTATGCATTACATTGACCACTTCAAAGACAAGAATATTGAAAAATCTATAGAACAAATCAGAAGCCTTGCTAGGCTTGGTTTTAGACGCAAAGATGTTCGCGCCTTTTTTCATATCTCCATTGATACATGGTACCGACTTAAAGCCGAAAACCCCAAAGTAGAGGAAGCGTACCAAGAAGGTAGAGAGCAAGGCCGAGAGCATTTACTTCAAAGAGCGTGGCAGTGCGCCGCTACTCCGAATGAATCAGGCGATAGAATGACTCAGTTCTTACTTAAGAATGTGTTTGATATGAGAGAAAAAAGAATTATTGAAATTGAAGGAAGCGTAAAAAATGACCACCGATTCACACTTGAAGGACTCAATCAATCCGAAGAAAGAATCGAAAAACTCATTGAGAACACTGCAGACCTCCTTGAGGCAGGGACTTTGGAAGATCAGCCCAGCAACCATGGGCAAGGTTCTCCTAAAGAATGATTTCAATCTCTATCACTATGTTAAATTCATATCGAAACAAATTGCACTAGCCGTTATCAAAGGCAATGGCCGACTTATTGTTGAGATGCCACCGGGTCATGGAAAATCCACACTGATTTCATACCTAACCCCTTTGTGGTTCTTAGAGAACTATCCTAAAGAAACAGTGATTCTTGCGTCTAATGAAGCCGACTTTGCGTCAACATTTGGAAGAAAGGTTAGAAACACCTTTGAACATCCTGATTATCAGGAACTTTTAACTACACGGATTGCTCAGGACTCCCATGCGAGAAATAGATTTAGCACGACTGAAGGAGGCGACATGTTCACTGCAGGCGCAGGCGGATCTATCATTGGTAAAAGAGCGAAGCTCATTATAGGGGACGACTTAGTTAAATCCATCAAAGAAGCGGAAAGCAAAACGCATCGAGAGAATCTAAAGGAGTGGTTCGATACCACCCTCTACACAAGACTAGAGCCTAATGGTTCTATTATCATCCTCATGCAAAGGTGGCATCCTGACGACATTGTAGGCTATCTCGTTAAAAAACATTTTGATGAATGGAATCGAATATCGTTCCCAGCCATAGCCGAAGAAAACGACCTCGTTAATCGAGAGCTTGGAGAGGCTCTTTGTGAAGACAGGTTCCCGATTGAAAGGCTAAGCGTTCTTAAAAAAGGAATGCCCTCCAGGCAATTCAATGCTCTCTATCAGCAAAACCCGCGAAAACAAGAGGGAGGTATCATTAAAAGAACCTCTATCCAATACTATAAAGCGCTCCCTCTTAATAAATTCGAATCAGTTATAACATCTTGGGACATGGCCTTCAAAGAAACAGACACTTCTGATTATGTAGTAGGACAACTTTGGGGCAAAAGAAGTAATCAATACTATCTCTTAAAACAAATTAGAAGGCGCATGGGGTTTAATGACACCTTGAAAGAAGTGCTCCTTTTAAAAGAAGACGGCTTAAAAATCAATGAACATGTGTTCGAGGATAAAGCCAACGGACCGGCTGTAAAGAATCAATTAGAAGATCAGCTCTATAATATTAATATGGTGAATCCGACTAAATCAAAGGCCCTACGGCTTGAATCTGTATCCCCACGCTTTGAAAGCTCTGAAGTATTCTTCCCGCATCCTGATATGCCTGGCTTTGAATGGGTCGAAGATCTTATAGATGAAATTATAGAATTCCCTGCAGATAATGATGACCAAGTTGACGCAACCACACAAGCCTTAGAGTTTATGTATAATAATGAGCCAGGAAGCATTCGCTTTCTTTAGACTAAAGCCTTAAAATAAAACTCATTGACTCAACTTTTTTTATTCTAAATTCTTCATGTTAAGGGGTTTTATATGTCAGGAATTGCAACCGGCCAAACAATAAAGGGCCTTACTACAAACCTTGTAGCCGCCATTGATAATGCTGCAGCTACATACGCGGACCTGGATGTTATTGGGGATAAAATTGAGCTTGCAAAGGCGGTTAGGCAAAACGGAGGCTCTGGATGGATTCAGGCCGTTCATATTATTGATGGAGATAAACAGGCCGCAGCTATGGCTGTTCATTTCTTTGATAGGGAGCCTCCTGCACAGACTGACAACGCCAGCATGAGTCTGACAGACCAAGAAAGATTAGACGCTTCTATAGGTTTTATAGAGATAACAGCTGACCTTTGGACGACAGATGCAAATAATAGCGAGGCAACACTTAGAAATATAGCTCTACCGTTTTCTGTACAAGCCGACACACAATCTCTGTGGTGTATTGTTAAATCAAGGGCGGCTGTTTCATACGGTGCTGCAGACAAACTAAACATCAAAGTATTAGTGCTTCCTGATTAAATGATTAGACACGGAAACAGGCGATTGCTTTGGATCGGCCACTCGGATAAATCTATTTTTTTACCGATTGTTGGTCCTTATGCTCAACTACCCAATCAATCCGAATCTGAACTCGATAATGAATCTGTTACGACAACCATACAATTAAGTTCATTTTCAAACAATAGGCTTAAACCAAGAATAAAAAACACGATTACTATGTCTGGAAATGGAAGATTTAGGCCAAACCTTAACTCATTTAGTTCAGGCGGGGTTTTCTTGTGGTGCAATATATTAGTGTTGGGCGGTTTATCAATTAATTCAGATGGTCGGGACGGATCACCTGCTACTCCTTCAGGCTCTGGCGCGGACGGCGGGAACGGAGGAAGCGGCGGCTCTGGAGGTGGTTCAGGTAGCGCGGATGATAATGATTGTTCGGGAGATTCACCGCATCCAGGCGGCAACGGAGGCTCTGGATCAAGCGGCACCAAAGGAGAGCCTGTTGTAGATTTTAAAAGTCCGTGCTCATGGTTTGCTGGAAGCGCAGGCTTAGGTTCAGGGATTTCTATCGTTAGTGGATTTCCATTCCCTGAGGGTGGTTTTAGTACGGCCGGTCAAGATTCAGTCTCTGAACCCGCATCGGGAGGCTCCGCAGCGGCGGGTGGTCCAGGATATGGAGGCGGCGGAGGCGGCGGCGCAGGAGATACCGCTAAAGGTGGACATGGTGCAGGAGGGGGTGCTTCAATTGTTTGCATCGTAGCTAATGAGTTACAAGGAAGCGGCACTATTTCAGCAGACGGCGGCGACGGCGTTGCCGAAGATTCTACAGGACATGGAGCCGGTAACGGAGGCGGTGGATCACTTTATTTTGCTTTTAAAAAATATGTAGCCAACGCAATTACTACAAGCGTATTGGCTGGAACTGGTGGTCCAGGAACTGCAGCGGCTGGTGGTGCTAAGATATTTGAAATAAACTCAAAGGGTAATGTTATCGTCGCCGAAAGAAACTTTAATGAAAGTTGGGATAATACTTAAATGGGAGCATTAATTTCAAGTCGTGATAATACTTTGTTTCAACGGCATCTAACTGGACTAGCCACAGCTTATCCAAACGATAGTTATTCTAAGTATAGAGATATTGACTTAGGAATAAACTTTGAAACGGACATTGTTATTATGTCAGACTCTGGGAATTTACTTTCTGTACTTCATAAAGAGGGGCTTCGATCTAATCAAAATACTGCAGATAGTCTGCGTTGGATTTTACTATCTGGTTTTTCTAGAGTAAACAGAACCAATTTATCTGACCACATGTCAGACATTAAACGCATAGCTACAGGTTTTAGTGACTTCTATGGAAAAATGACAAATAGATGTCCTCTTGCTCGCTTCTTTGCAGACGACCTTGCAGCATTAATCACATTTTTTAATCGAGAGTTTGGCGACATATTATCCTCACGAAATGATTCTATAGATACTGAAGTAAATCATGAGCAAGACCGTTATAATATTGGTCGAGTGATTATGGTCACTAATAATTACGTTCCAGACAGGTCACGCGGTGATAGAAGAATATAATCTAAATAGGGGAAAAAATGGTCAACTTCTTTAAAAATATATTCACGCGTAATCAAAAGATACCTATGACTTACGAAGATTTGATTAGGCAGCAGCCAGACTTTGAAAGCAAATTTAGAAAGGCTTTCTCAGTAGTTACTAGCTTAGATGAAGCCTTTAAGTTGGGCGCCCCCATGTCCGTAAATGAGAATAATCTAGCGAAGGCTTATTCAGAAGTCGCTTGGGTTCATATCGCTATTAAAGCAGTAGCGGAGGCCGCCTCTCAATTAGAAATCCTTGTCTTTGATAGGGCAACCGATCAAGAAATTACTAATCAAAACAACTACACTTTGCAGCTGTTTAAACAGCCGAGCAAATTCGTTACGCCTTTTGAATTCAAAATGTCTGTATTTGCCAGCTACCTTTATCACGGTAATAGCTACTTTTATATAGACTTAGAGGATGATCAGCTTTGGAACTTAAGACCTCAACACGTTAAAATCCTAGCCTCTAAACCAAGCTTTATAACCGACTACATTTATGAACCCACGTTTGATAAGGCCATCAAATTAGCGCCCGAAAGAGTGGTACACACAAAGACCTATAACCCTTGTAGTTACTTCTTTGGATTATCTCCTTTGCAGGCTGTTTGGGGAGAGGTCAATTACTTAGACAAAGAGTCTGAATTTTGGAGTCGATTCTGGAAAGAAGGAGGGCGGCTGCAAGGTGCCTTTACGACCGATAAGAAGTTAGACGACGACCAATTTAAGCGCTTTCAAACAATGGTTCGAAGGGAATACAAGGGAACTCAAGGAATGCTGAAGGATTTAATTCTGGACGGCGGAATTAAGTTTGATCAAATAGGAGTCTCTCAAAAAGATGCTCAGCTTATTGAAAGAAGAAAGCTCGCTATTGAGGACATTCTAGCGGTTTATGGAGTGCCTCCTTCTATCGCCGGTAAATTAGAATTTGCTAATTATTCTAATATGCTTGTGCAAGAAAGACTTTTTTGGCAAAGAGCCGTGCTTCCACTTCTTACGATGTTCCAAGAATCAGTAAACGCTAACGACCTGTTGACCAATAAAGGACAGTTTAGAATTGAGTTTGATTTAACTCCTGTAGATGCCTTGAGGTCGAACGATAAGTTGAACGCAGAGATAGGCCAGATTCTTTTACAGAGCGGCCAAAAAACAGCTAATGAAGTCCGCGCTCAGATCTGGGGAGACCCGCCCCTCGCAGATGGAAACGTATTAAAGCCTTTGATTCAGCCACCTGTTAATCCGTTCGCGCTCTCATTTAATAAGAATGAAACAAAGAGCCTAGATGAACCTAAGAAGCTTATAGAATTAACAGAAGAAGAAGACTTGCAACAAGTGACTATAAAGCCTCGCGGTATGTCTGAAGAAGAAAGGGCTCTTGTTGCAAAGAAGTTCGACGATGATTTGCAGTCAGATGATAACAGTCTCTTTCGAGGAATGAAGGCTATATTTAAAGATCAAAGAAATGTGGTTGTCGGAAATCTTAGAAAGCTTCTTAGAAGCTCTGGGGATGGACCTATAAAGAAAGAAGATATAGATAAACTTCTAGAAGGTCTTTCTGAATTTGTCGTTCCCATAAAAGAGACTCTAGAGGAAAACCTTTCTAAGACAGCCGACAAGTTTGGCACCATGGCTACAGAAGGTCTCAAGGTCGATATAGAGAAATCATTCAAGGGATCTAGGACTAAGCAGCAAGAGCTTATTGAGGATTTTAATTTTAATGACCCAAGGATTCAGAGGTTTCTAGAGCAAAGATCCATTGCAGTAGCAGGCGTGGCCAATGAAGAAACCTTAAGACTATTAAGGCTTTCTATATCAGCCGACATATTTGAGGGCGCAGGGATTGAGCAAATAGGGGAAACAGTAGGTAGCTTCTTTGATGGAATGGAATCCTGGAGAGCCTTAAGAATAGCCCGAACGGAAACAGCAGCAGCGGCTAATGAGGCAATCGATGCGGCTTGGCAAATAAATTCAGACGTTCTCGAAGGTAAAGAGTGGGTATCTGCAAGAGATGATAACGTCAGGGGGTCGCATATGGGAGCGGACGGTCTAGTCGTCCCAGTCGAAGACTTTTTTGAATTCACTGGAACTAAGGGGGGGCTTGTACAAATGAGGCGGCCTTTAGATTCAAATGGACCGATAGAAGAAACAATCAATTGCCGTTGTACAACTGCAGCAGTCATTAAAGAAGATTTATAAGGAGTAGAAACGTGGATAATCAAAAAAGAAATTTCTATTGCAGCATTAAGAAGCGAAATAATAAAGAGCGAGTAATTAGGGGCTTTGCCTCTACGAGAAATGTAGATCGACATGGAGAGGTTGTATCTCAGGGGGCTCTTGAAAAAGCTTTCCCTGAATTTATATCGAACGTTCCAATGCTTTTATATCAACATGACCATGATTCTCCTATTGGAAGCGTGGTTGATTTTAAGAATGTAGGAGAGGGAGTCATAATTGATTCTAAGATTGGAACTGGAACCAAGCTCATGGACGATGTTTGGACCATGATTGAGCAAGATATCTTAAGGGCTCATTCAATCGGATTCATTCCAAAGGCGTTTGATTATGACGCAGATAACCCAACCATTACAGAACTTGAGTTATTAGAGGTGAGTGTGGTTAGCATCCCAGCCAACAGGGAATCTGTTTTTTCATTATCCAAGATCTATAAGATAAGTGACGATATTGAGAAAGCAACCGGGGAAAAACTAGACCCACTTCTTAATACCATTAGGGGTATAGAGTCTGGCTTTAAGGTTTTGCAGGGATTAAATCTTGAAAGTTTAAGCGAATCAGATAAGCTTTTAATTGACAGGGTTTTGCTTAGAGCTAAAAATCTTGGAAAGTCTTTAGATACTGGTCTGGATGCCGAAACATTAATGGCAGAAATCCACGACCTGGAAAAACAAATCAAGGAATACAATTAATAAAGTTTAATACGCATGATTGCGTAATAAGGGGATCAACATGAATAAAGAAGAAATTGAAGTACTAGAAAAAAAGAAAGCAGAATTGCTTAAGAAAAAAGAAGGCTTAGCGTCGGAAAAACTTAAAAAAGAAGTCGAAGCTCTAGAGATCGAAATCGTAGAGCCTAGTAAAGAAGCTTTACCTGGACAAATGCAAGAGGCCGCAAAGGCGGGGGATTATACAAAGTTCGATGCGATGTATAACGATCTAAGCTCTAAGGTTGAGCAGACACAAAAAATGATTGCTGAGAAAGAAAGAAATCAAACAGCTGTTATCAGAAAATCAGCATTTGATGAATTTGGATCTAAGAGAGACGAAGTTCGCTCTAAGACTGAAGATCTAATCCCGCATCTACCAACTCTAGATTTGATTCGTAGAGTTAAAAAGGTCCATCCTTGCGATACGGCTTATTTTAAAAAGAACTTTCCAGGAATGTCACGGTCTGACTTTGACACTTCTTTGAAGGCTCTTGATTCAGCAACAAGTGGAGAGGGTGCAGACCTTATTTTAGCAGGCTTCAATGCTCAGGTTTTTCAAGGAATTGAAAAAGTAAGTGTTGTTATGCAGGCTTTAAATACAATGAACATGCCTAGATTTCCATGGAGATGGCCACTTGGCGGACCAGCTCCAACGGCTCAGCGCGTAACTGAATCACTTGCTAATACAGGAAACGCAGCTGCTTATGTAGACGTTCCCTCTGGTAAGCTAGACTTTGATGATAATGGATCAATTTCCGTTACTCAAAAAGTTTCATTTGAACTTGAGGAAGACGCGATTATTTCAATCATGCCTTTCATTGAACAAAATCTAATTGTTTCTCTTACAAACGGTATCGAGAAGGCAGTTATTTTCGGAGATGAAACCACTGGTTCTACTAACATTGGCTACGAAGGTTCAACTGTTCTAACGACAAATGTAGGTCTAGTAATGGACGGACTTGTACATAAGGCTTTGGTTGATACGAACGGTAAAACAGTGAGTGACCTTGGGACCAGTTACCTTTCTAAGTTCGCAGAGCTAATGGCTGAAATGGGTGAGGGCGCACTTGATGTTCAAGACCTTAGAGCACTTTGTAATGTTCAATTAGCCTTTAAATACATGGCTGATTCTAACTTTACGACTATTGAGAAACTGGGCAATAGAGCCACACTTCTGGTAGGAATGCTTGGGGCAGTTTTCGGAGTGCCTTTACTTCCAACAAGTGGAATCCCTAAGACGGCGGCGACAGGTGGAATTAACTTTAGTACAAACACTTTAGGTTCGCTTGTTATTGTTAAAAAGAGCGCGACGGTAATTGGATTCGCACGGCAGCCTAGAATATTGCAAGATCAAGATATTGAGACAGCCCAAAACATATTGGTAGCATCTTCTAGAGCTGACGTTCAAGTGCTTCAACCTAACCAAACGGATAAAGCCGCGGTTGGTTATGCATACAACGGAACTCTTTAATTAACTAAGAATGGGGGCTCTGCCTAATAAGCAGGGTCCCATTTTTTTATGAGCCTAGCTGTACAAGTAGAAGAAATTAGAACGTCTTTAAATCTGAGTACCTCTATTAAGGATCAGGAAATAATTCTATACGGTATCCATGCCACTAAGATTGCAGAGCGGTTTACTAAGAGATTCTTTAATGCGGACATTAATCGAACGGAGTTTGTAGCAGGCAAGCTCGATAAAGAGATTTTACTAAGAGGATTTCCTGTAACAGAGATTACAAGCCTACATGATGATCCCTCTTTACAATTTGGGACAACTACCGAGGTTGCAGCAAGTGATTATTTTTCATTTGCAGAGACTGGAGTTATTTCACTTAAGAGCGGGGTTTTTCAAGAGGGATTTAGAAACGTCAAATGTGTTTATAAAGGCGGCTGGTATCCAAACGTAGAGGTCGTAGCAAGTGCTTCAATAGGCGCGACTATGACAATAGCCGATAGCTTACTCGCTAAGGCTCAAGAGTTTTCACTTTTTATAACCAAAACAGATGCTGCAGCAGGCGACGTTGTAATCACTGGAACGGATGAATCAGGCGTGGCGCAGGTTGAAACGGTATCTATGGCCAGTACTTCAGACCAGCCAAGCAATCGAACCATGTCTAGAAATAAATGGAACTCGGTGACTATCGTAGATTCTAGTGCTCTTTCAGGAGGGAGCTTAGGGATTACAGCAAGCTCAGTTCCCGAAGACTTGAGAGTGGCGATTATCTTGATTGCGGTACACAACTATCAGCAAGATCAAAATCAGTATCTAGACATAGATTCTAGAAGTGATAATGCAGAATCAGAGTCTGGCTATGCAAAGCAGATTCCTAATGAGGCCGTTCAAATATTAGATCTTTATAGGATTTTATAATGTCCATAGAGATTAGAAGCACCAAAAACTTCAAAAAGATGTTTCAAAAAATGGCCAAGAATTATCCTATAGAGGCAGAAAAAGCCATTCGCAAGGCCACATTGTTTTTAGAGACGACTATCCGTAAAGAGTTTTTAACCGTAACGGACGGTAATCCAGGCTCGCCTAGCAGGCCTGGAACTAAAAGAACCACCTGGCCAGGTCTTCGAGTAAGAACAGGCAACCTAAGAAATAGCGTCAGAGCCAGCTTTAAGAAGACTTCCAACTTTATGGATGGCGCTGTCGGCACGAACGTCGGCTATGGAATACAGCACGAGCAGCGAGGTCAAAATAGAAACAACCGCTTTTATTCATTTTTAAAGCCTGGACTTAAGAAGTCTAAAAAGAAGATCTTAGAGATATTAAAAAACGTGGGTAAAGAAACAATCAAAAAGAGTAAGGGCAAATGAGTAAAGCAAAGGGATTAATTGACGACACTATCAGCTCCATGCAATCGCAGATTGATGGCACTGGAAGTTTTGTTAATACCATAAGGGCTATCCAGGTTGATGGCCGTGCTTCTAACTTTGGAAAGATACCGGACGACCAGTTTCCTCATTTCTCTGTGATCTTAGACACCCAAGCTAGAGAGTTTGAGCCAGAAAGGGTTCGAGCTGTTTTAGCGATTACAATAAGAGCCACGTTTAAGAATCATACTTCGCAGCAGCAGGCCGATTGGCTAGCCGACATTGAGAGGGCTTTATCCGTGGACGTTAGACGCAGCGAGCTAGCGATTGACACAAAAGTTATACAAATTGTTAGGGATGATGATTCATTTGATCCCTATACTATACACAACATGGCGGTAGAGATTCTGCACGTCTATGACTTTGGAGACCCATAAGGAGGGGCTAAAATGCTACAAGTAAAAAACGTTTCAGGAGTAGATAAGATATATAACGAGTGGCTTTGGCCTAACGGAGAGACTCTAGAGCTTGCAGACAGTGAAGCCCAAGCCTTAGAGAGTGAAGAATTTAAGATTGTTAAATCAAAGAAAAAAAAGGACGCTATAGCCGTCGAAGAAACAAAGAAAGAGCAGGGGGAATAATAAATGACATTCGCATTAGGTAGAGAGCAAAAATTATATGTAGTTCCCGAAACCGTTTACGGCACGGCTGTCCAGCCTGCAGCAACCGGCGCGGCTAGAGTACGGTCCATTGATTCGTTTAGTATGTCTGAAGAATTTGTCATGAGAGACGACTTTAGAGCGACTCGCAGCTTTCTTCAAAAGATTAAAAGAAGAAAAACGGCTGAGTTTCAAGTGGGGGGTTATTTACTTCCTTCGGGTGCGGCGGGTACGCCTCCAGATGGTTGGGATGATCTTTTAGAAAGCGCCTTTGGAGTTGAAACAATCACAGCCAGCACGAATGTGGTCTATAGCTTTGGGAAAGAATTTTCTAATCCTTTAAGTTTGCATAGAGTGTTTGGTCATACAGGCCCAACTTCAGTGGTCGCAGAAACCATGCGCGGCGCAATTGCGAATCAAGCGACGTTCTCACTTTCAGGAAATGATGAAGCTTTAATTTCTGTTTCTGGTTTTGGTAAAGATATTATTAGGGCGGGCGTAACGGCGGTAGTTTCTGATACAGGCACGGCCATAACGGTTACGACTGGGCATGGTCAAAAGTTTGAAGTGGGCATGTTTGTAGACATTACCGGGGTAGATACAGACATTGAAATTACTTCTATTACAGGGGATGTTTTAACAACTGCTAGTCATACTGGCGGCTCAGGCAGCGAGGTTGTATTTCCTTCAAATGCTCGATTAGGACAGACCTTTACAAGCGGCGCTGATCCCATTTCAGGAATCTTAGGCAGCTTTAGTTTGGGAGGTTCTACTTTCATGATTATCGCAGCGGATATTAATATCGATAATGGAGCGCAGCCGCATAATGATAAATATGGGGCTGACTCCGTAACGAGCTTTCATTTGGGCAATAGGAATGTCACTGGAAACATTACTTTCCGATTAGACGACGCAAATTTCTTACAGTTTTTGCAGCCTAAAGACTTTGCAGACATTGCTTTAAGTCTGGTCTCTGGAACGGTAGCCGGTAGTATTGCTACGTTTGCATTGCAGGGAGTTAAGTTTGATCGGCCTTCGATCCAAGCAGGCGGCCCGGAAGATGTACAAGTAACAATGTCCTTTCAGGCGCTTGGGTCTAGCGGTGAAGATGAACTTACTTTAACACTTACCTAAAGAAAGGGCCTGATATGTACACCATCAGCTCTGAAGTATTTGAACCAATGGAGGGCGTTAAGGTTTACCTTAAAAAGCCCTCTTACTTAAACAGCTCTGAAATAGCCGTGAGGTTTGGCCGAGATAAGTCTTCGGGGGGGCCGCCGTCAGAAATTCAGGATATTAAGAAGCAAGACGCCGATATGAATCAGTTTATTATTAAAGCCTGCGTTGATAAGGTCGAAGGCCTTAAGGTTTACGACAAGGAAATTAAAACAGGCGAAGACTTACTAGAGTGTCCTGCGGAGATTGTGGGCCAAGTGATTAATAAAATCATTGAACTCAACTCAGTAGAGCAATCGGATAAAAAAAAATAATATGCGCGATTCATTTTTACGAGCATGTGCTTCCAAACAGCGGCACTAAGTTTGATTGCAGAGAGTGCATAAGCTATGGCTTAGATAAAAAAAGGAATTGCGGGGGCAAGGGGACTAATGAAAAATTTACCTTTGAAATC